GAACATCACGCCCTTGCGATTGGCGGCCTGCGCCACGACATCGCCAACGATGGCCGCTGTCTTGCGCCCGTGGCCGTGATAGGCGCGATCCACGGCTTCCGCGTCAAACTGGCCCCGGCTGTTCAGCGCCAGCCCGCTGGTGTCGTATCCGCTGGCATTGATCTGGCCGATCACCGGCGGCGTCAGGAACCCCATCTCAATCAGCGACCGCGCGTCTATTTTATAGACGCACTTTGCAAAGTATGGGTCGCGGGCGTTATCTTCTCCGTTAATTTTGCCCGTATCATGCTCTCGGAATATCCATCCTGACCCTAAACGGTAAGGAGTAGCCGTCAGCCCGCAAACGCGCAGGTTCTGGTTGCCGTCCCGCATTGCTGCGATGATCTCCCGCACCGTCGGCGTGATCCCGTGCGCCTCGTCCAAAATCACCAGCGCATAATGGTCTTTGAACCGACTGACGCGATTTTTCACGGTCAGCGGTGATCCAAACACCACTGGGTGGCGTAACTCCTTTGCGCCCGCGGATGCCGAGAACATGCTGGCCTTGTTGCCGGTGGCCAAAAACTTCTCGCGGTTCTGCGTGACCAACTCGGCGCTTGGCGCGAGGCATAGCACGCGCTTGCCTGTCATGCGATGAATGACCGCCGCAATCTCCGCAATGATGTGAGACTTGCCCGCGCCAGTGGCTGCATCAATGATGAACGGCGCGGTGCTGCGCTTCATCCAATCCAGCGCAGCCTGCGCCGCGTCAGCCTGATAAGGGCGGAGGGTCATTTGACCACCCAGTAACTAGATTTCTTGCCGCGATACGGCTCCAGATCGGCATCCGGCAGCAGCGCCTTGACAGCCTTGGCATAGGCAATCGCGCCAGCCTTTTCGATCTTGGTCAGTTTGCGCCCTGCAAAGATAACGTCCCGGTTCATGGCGATCGTCGTCATGTCCGACATCAGTTCTTTCTTGCGCGCCTCGGCTCGCTCCACAGCATCGCAAAGCTGGTCGTATTCATCCATAATGCGCCGCGCCTCTGGCGTGTCGATGATCGGACGCTTTGGCTTTAGGTGAATTGCCGGATCTTCGCGCTCGGCCAAATATTCCGCATAAAACTGTCGCAGCTTGGGCAGGTTTTGATCTTGCCAAGAGCCGCTCCACATTACTTTTTCTATTGAAGTCCCATTTGGCGACCACTGGTAAAAATTCCACCACGACCTGTTCGTGACCCAAATCGAAAACTGCACTTGGTCAAAATAATGTGGCTGGTCAAAGATCGATTTAAACGCAGGCGTTTCATCTTTCCGCAGGCCAAACGGGCATTTGATCTCAAGGCCACCCTCTTCGCCAATCAACCCGTCCGGGCTGCACCCTGCCCAATCATCACGCGTGATAAACCCGACAGCCTCAACGGCATTTCCCGTTTCCATCATGTATTCAGCCAGCGCCCCAGCCTCATTGCGCGTGCCGTATTCGGTGGCGATGTTGCCTTCGAACTCCTGCTCCGCCCCGACCCATTCCCGCACCATGCGGCGCATCACGTCGTCGCGCGTGGCATAAGGTGCATGGCCCAAGATCGCCCCCACAGACGATGCTGTGATGCGGCCCTTGCGTGCTGCGTGCCATTCTTCTGTTCGCTGTTCCAATTTTGGCTCCTATGTGTTTTGATGGTGTTGCCAGCGCCGCGCCTCTGAATGCTCAGGGTAATCGGCTCCTCCCGCCTTCGTGGCGCTGGCAACCTTGCTCCAGCTTAGATCAACCAAGCCGGGGCAAATGGGATGTCATCATCGACCAAGCCGGGCTTGGAATAGCCGCCACCGCCTGTGCCGAAATCATCGCGCTGCGCCGGTGCAGCACCTGCTGCGGGCAAGGGCTTTGCTTCTGCGACATAGATGTCCTTCGCGCCCTTTGACGCCACCGCTGACACCCAGTTGCCGTGCATCATGCCGCCGTTGCGCGTGTCTGGCATTGACCAGATCATCATGCTTGCAACCATCGGCTTGTTGGTCAGGCTCAAGAGATCGTCGTTGGTCGGGCGTCCCGGCTTTGCGGTCAGCTTGCCGCCCGCGTTGGCGTCGATGGCTGCCAGCATCTTGCGGGCTTTGTCGCGCTTCTTGATTCCAGACGCTTCGTCCTTGGCGCTGGGGTCCATGTCCAAAACCCACAGCTTGTGAAACACCTTGCGGTTTTTGTATTCCTCCGGCGCAAGCACTGTCCATCGTGCCGAGATAAATTCCTCGCCAGTGGGCTTCATCTCCCACTTGCACTCGTCGATCATGGCCAGCACAGACGATCCTGCCGGGATCGGTTCAATATTGCCCGAAGGCACTTCATATTCGGTGCCAGTGTTTGCGGCTGTCTCGCCGTCGCTCAGATCCCAAAAGCCCATCATTCGGCTCCTTCTTCATTGGTGTTAAATTTTGCCCCGCCAAGCGACGGGATGACTTTGGCCAGCGGGTTTTCCCCGATGCGGTAATCCAGCGGATCGGTGATGCCGTAGCGGTTCTTCGAGACGTTGGCAGCCGTAGCATGACAAACCATTTCCAGATCGCCCGTGCTGATCGCCTTCTTGCGGTCGCCGTCCTCGCCTTTGGTGTAGGTCACAAGACGCAGGAACCCGACAACATCAACGTCGTCGGTGTAGGGTGGCTGTGATTTCGGCGGCAGGCGCAGGGTCCAGCGCATGTAGTCGTCAACGTCTGGCAGCTTCAGCGTTTCCACATCAGCGTGCGCCACGAAGACAACGTGCATCCCGCGCTTTTCATTTGCCAGCCCAGCACCCTTGCGGACGCGCTGGTGCATAGCCGACACCGCAGCCGTGCCAGCGCCGTATCCACCAAGGGCTTGGTTGATGCTCTTGGCCTTCGGGTCTTGCGCCAGAACATCCGCCACGAACAGCCGCTCCAGCGCCGTCACGCTGTCGATTACCAGCGTCTGGTAGTCGTGCGGCTCGTGGATCACTGCCGTAATTTGCTCCCAAAGCTGCGATGCGCTTTGCAAAAGCGGAAACGCATCAGGGCGCTTGTCTGCCGGTATGGCTTGCATCCCATCTTCTGCACGAATGAAGATCGGCTTCGGAAATGCCGCTGCAAGGCTTGTCTTGCCCCGCCCAGCATCGCCGCAAACTGTCACGATGACAGGCCGGTCAACCGGCTTGCGTGCTAACTCCATGATTGACATGGATCGTTCCTTTCATGTTTGGCACCTTGTGCCTCGCCTGACCGGGGCAGGCTCTCAACCCGGTGACTTGACATTGCATTGTGCGCGGGAGTATGTCAAGAGGGCATAGACGCACAAACGAGGAGTTTTTTCAGATGATGACGCTAGACCAGATCAAGGGCCTTCTGCACGACAGGAAACTAAATGTAGTATCCGACGCGACGGGTGTTCACCGAAACACGCTGACCGCGATCCGCGACGGCAAGAACACCAACCCGACATTGAGGACGATAGAGGCTCTCTCCCTTTATCTTTCGCCGCGTGACGCATGACCCACGATCCTGATTTCCCCGCGCCTGTCCGGCCCGCGCGCCCGGCGCATATCGTCTCGCAGGCGGTTGTCTATCTTGACACGTTGGCCGAGCAAGACCCCGAGGCTGTTGCATGGGCAGCTTATGATTGGCTTAACATTCGGTCGGCCGGCTTGCCGCTCTTGCCACTGATCGACGGCACAGCCCGTGAAGATGCAAGGTTCTGGGCCGAGACTGCGAACCCATCCGAGCTTGAGTGCTATGCGCTTGCCGCCGTTGACAGGCTTGGCGGCATGAGCGGTGGTCATGCGCTGTTTGCTTCTCGGCAGATCAAGCGTCTTGTCGGCGCGCTTTGGCGGCGGATGTCGCCCAGCGAACAATCGGCCTTTGCAAAATGGGCCACAGATCAAATGGAAGGTAAAAAATGAGTGCCGACGATTTCGCAGACTTTGAGGCGGGCTATAACGGTGCCAAGTTCGGGCAATCATCGCAGCCGTCGCAAGCATATTCTCAGGACGACTTCAGCGCCGAGGACTTCGCCCCGCCCGCGCCAGAAGCCCCGGAGCGCAACGACCGCTTCCCGCCGCCCTTCCCGCTCGACGGCGTGGACCTTCTCACGCCCCCCGGCTTCGTCGGTGACGTGGCATCATGGATCGACAGCCAGTGCCGCTATCCGCGCCGCCGCTTGGCCGTGGCATCCGCCATCGCAACCATCGGCAACATCGGCGGCCTGCGCCACGAAGATGCCCGCGACGGCGTGACAGCCAACCTTCTCGCCTTCTGCGTGGCCGCGTCCGCCACCGGCAAAGAGGCCGTCATGCAGGCCACCACTGACCTGCACATCGCGGCGGGCGTGCATTACGCCCTGCAAGGCGGCATCAAGTCCGAGCAGGAAATCATGCGGAACCTGATTGAGCATCAGGCGGCCTATTACATCATTGACGAAATCGGCATCTTTCTCATCAAGGTCCGCAACGCCCAGCGCCGGGGTGGCGCAGCCTACCTCGAAAGCGTGTTCGGCGCGATAATGTCTGCCTACTCTAAGGCTAACACCCGCCTGACGCTCAACGGCGACACCAAGCGCGAACTCCGCAAGATTTACGGTGCCATCGCCGCAAAGGCCGAGGACGATGGCCGCGACGAACAGGCCGCACGCGCCCAGCGGATGCTGCGAATGGTTGATGAGGGCCTAGACCGCCCGTTCCTCTCAGTGGTCGGCTTCACAACGCCCGGCACCTTTGACCAGATCATGGACGGCGAAACAGCCACGCAAGGCTTTGTGGGACGCGCCATCATCGTATCCGAGACAGACAACAACCCCAGAGAACGAGACGGCTTTCGCAAGCGCCCGATGCCCGAAGGTCTGGCCCTGAAGCTGGCGCAAATCTTTCACGGCGGCAACTTCGACATCATGCAGTCGCAAGGCGCACGCATCGAATATTCCGGCGACCGCGAACTTGTCCGCACCGACGACGACGCCAGCGAGATGCTCAAGCAGGTCAGCAACTGGCTATATTCCTACGCCGAGGAAATGGGCGAGAACACCGGCGAGGCATCCGTTGCCATGATCCGCCGCGCCTACGAGATCGTCGCCAAGATCAGCTTCATCCTCGCCATCCCCGGATGCCTCAGGACAGCCGAGCATGTGCGCTGGGCCTTTGCCTATGTCCGCGCCGAACTTGACGCCAAGATCAAGCTGGTCTTCGCCAACGACAACAGCAAGGACCGCCCAGAGGAAGCCATCGCCGCCCGCGTCATCAACTACATCGACCCGGAAAAGGGCGCATCAACCAGCGTGCTTGCCAACCGCATGAAGATCAAGCCGCCGCAGCTTGAGCCGATCCTCGCCAAGATGGAAGCCGCCGGGATGATCCGCAAAGAGCGCGGCAAGAAGGCTTGGAAGGGCAAGGTGGCCGACATCTGGGTCATTGTTTGAGGGTTGGACCAAGAGCGCGCCTCCGGGCGCGTTTTTTGTTGGGTGGCTGCGAAGTTAGAAGTTATCGCTGAAGATATCGGTGCCGATAACATTGCAAGCCTTTGATATTGCAAACAAAAACGACCATCTTACGAAGTTAGAAAAAAATCCCCTCATAAGACATATTACGACCACTAGAAATGCCTCTATAGGGGGTCTATGGGCAAGCAGTAGTATATATAT